GTAAACGCTGTAATTCGTTCTTACTAAATTGTTTGTTGAGTTCATGTAAGTGTAGTTTTTTACCCATACCTTTTTCCATGGACACCTTACCCATACCTTTATGATCCATCACACCGCCAATAAAGGTATAAAACTGATCTCTAGTAACTAGATCCTTTTCAACCATAGGAACTATATATTTGTCATACACGTTATCAAAGGTTTTTCCAAGATCACCACCATAGTTAGGTAGTTGCTCAGTAATGATTCCCATGAAATCTTGTACACCAACATCACCATTAACATTATTAACAGCGTTGAAGACATACTCTTGGTTTTCTGCTTCGTATTCTTTATCGTATGCAGCTACTTTCTGTTGTGATTTAATACTTACAGCAGTGTTGTACGTAGAGTCAAAAGCTGGCTTATAAACTTCGTGATAAAGCTCATCACTTGCATCTAGCTTACCTTCTTTAATTTGGTCAATTACATAAGCATCCCAATACTCTTGTTGCTCATCTGCTGTTACTGTCCCTGCCCAAGTAAGTACTCTGCCATCTGACATAGTGCGAGGTACACGTTGCCCATCAGCCCATGATAAAGGAATAGTAGCTGCATTTTTTTGAGCAACTAATTTACTACCAATTAAAAGTCTACCTTTACCTAAACTACGTAGAAACTTTTTCTGTTCTTCGCCATAACCTTGCTCTTTTAAATAAGCTTCTAATTTAGCTTGATCCTTATGAGCTTCAGCTTTAAATTTTATAAAACCATCTAAGTTTTCTGTTGTTACATTATTTTTCTTACTGTCAAGATCTAAGGCAGCTATCTGTTTCTTTTCTCTTTCTTCTTTATTTTTTTGATTTCTATCAAATAATGTTTTTGAAAAACCAAGAGCAGCATTGACTAGCTGCATTGGTTGTTCGGCTACTTGTGCAGCTTGAGCGTCAACTTGATTAGCTCTTGAATTGTAAGTCCGTAAAGACTGTAGGTCCTGATTAACTTTCTGCTGTAAACCACTAGCTAAATCTACAGGACCATTTGGATTAAATTCTCTCATTTTTTAACTAGGGAAAAAGCCTACTATTGACGAAGCAATACCGAGTCCTTCGGTTAGTGCTGCCATAGCAACGTTTTCATATACTGGTTTTTCAGGTGGGCGTTGGAAGACATCTACGTTCATAACGCTGGCATATAACTTATCTTGATAAGTCTTTGCCTTCTGTCTTGCATCTTCTTTTTTCAATTTGACAGCATAGCTACTCTTAAGAAACTTATTAGCATCTTGGCTTCCTGCAGCTAAGTACTGACCTAACTCGATAGATTGGGTAAACGATGCACCTCTTCTACCAGTTTGGTTTCCACTTGCTGCCATTTTCTCACCGACACTCCCGGAAAGGTACTTAACAAATCTGGCTTGATCTCGTTGTACGATTTCATCAGATTGTTTAGCCATCTCTAGATCTGCTGATGCAAATACTTTAGATAACTCAATACCAGCTTCGTCTTTGGCAATCTCATAACTGACTTGTTTAGCTCCAGTTGTTGAGATCTTACCCATAGCATCAGCTACTCTGTCCTGATCGGCACGTTTGTAAGCATTTAATTTAGCTTTGTTTCGGGCTTTCGCTCCGGCTCCTAAACACACGGCAAAACTCTATAAAGGATAAATTGTTGGGTCCATGTTTTAATTCCCTTAAAAATTTGAACCCTAGGAATCTCAGAAGTTTCATATGAACTGTGTTGCGTTTATCAACGATATTCCACAGCAACTTCTCTTCTCTACTTTCTACAAAACGTCTTGCTTCTCGAGCAAACGTCTTTGGATATTTCAGGATAGCTGGTGTACATAGCATCCAGATTCTGCCATCAGGTTGTACTCCTGCTAT